CTACCAAAAATTAAAGGATTAAGAGGACCATTTACATGTTTAAATAGTGCAAGATATGGTATAAGTTGGGGAGTATTAGGTGCAGCAGAAGATTGTTATGAAAGAGCTAGACAATATGCACTTGACAGAAAACAATTTGATAAACCATTAGCAGCCAATCAATTAATCCAAATTAAATTAACAAATATGTTGTCAGCTATCACTTTAGGATTACAAGGTTCTTTAACAATTGGACGAATGATAGATGATAATATATTGATACCAGAAAATATATCAATGATAAAACGAAATAATTGTTATCATGCATTAAATATTGCAAGGCAGTCCAGAGATATTTTAGGTGGTAATGGGATTTCAGATGAATACCATATAATTAGACATATGATGAATTTAGAAGCAACAAATACTTATGAAGGAACAAGCGACATTCATGCACTAATTATTGGGAGAGCAATAACTGGAATTAGTGCATTTTAAAATAAAAAAAATATAGCAAATTGTTGAAAGTAATTTATTTTATAATTATATGGGTCTTTGTCATAGTGACAATAAAAAAAATAAAAAAAATATAAATAATATTGATCATGAAAAAAAAAATAATGACGAGGTCTCTCCCTATAGAGGAGATACCACCTCATACCTGCGGAATGACGAACAATCAATTTTTTTTTATGAAAACTCTAAATCTCTTTCAACTTATAATTCGACAGAATCATGTTTAGCATCATTATCTATAACGCCGTCGCCAACATCTATATCGTCACTAACTGAAGTTTCATTATCATCAATATCATTATCAATATCACCATCAACATTATTACATTCACCATCAACATTATTATATTCGCCATCAACATTATTATATTCGCCATCAACATTATTATATTCGCCACAATCCGAAATATCATTTAATTTTACTGAGAGTGATAGTGATAGTGATAGAGACAATAATAGTAATAATGATAGTGACAATGATATTGATAAATAAATATTTTTATATTTTATAAAATTCAAACCAGTTATAAAATTTAATATATAATATATTAATGGGACACTGTACATCAATATGTGGTTATGATAATGAAGAAAAACAAATTAAGAGACAAAGAGAAACTATTGCAAAAATGGATAGTAATACTATTGAATTAGATCTTGAATCATTAGATGAAGAAACACTTGAAGAATTTTTAGATGCATATGAAATAGAAATTGATAAACATAATAAAAGAATAGAAACACTGGAAGCTTTAGAAGATGTATTAGAAGAAATATTAGAAGAAAAAATAGAAGATATTAAAGGAATGAATATATTACCACAGATAAAAGAAAAAAATGTAATATATATAAATGCATAATATTTATAAAAAAATATTTATATTAATGATTAATAATATTTAATAGACGATCCGTGGATCCAAAACCATTTTCTCCTCTATCAGTTTGTGATAATTCAGAAACTAATTGAACGGTAAAAGGACTTAAATTTTCAGTGCATATTTGAACCATTTTAGAATATTTTTTGATAATTTGATTTTCTTCAAAACATCTAAATTTACCCATAATTGGACCTCTATAATTAAGATCAATAATACCAACATTATTGGCTAACATAAATGGTGTAGAACTTATTGAAGATCTAGCGAAAATGTAATATGGAGCACAACGACCAGTTTCATTATTATACATTTCACATCTAATTTTATAATCAACTTTACCAACTTTTAAAAAATCAACTGGAACATCTTGTGGTGTAATTAAATCTAAACCACTATCTGTATTATAAGATCCAGCAAAATTATTATTTTTACTCATATAATGTTGAGCGCAATCATCTGGAATATCATTATCCATTAAAATTCTTAATGTATATTTAGTTCTTGGCTGAATAATATTCATACTAGTGTTCATATTATTTGAAAACAATGGAAAATTCATAATATTATATATAATATATATTTATAATCATTAATAAACAAACATTTAAATTATCAATTTTTTTTATTATATTGGAACTATATTAGTTGTTTTGATATTATTATTTTTAAAACACTTACAACACCGTAACTCACATCCATTCCAACATTTATTCATAATAAAATTAGAACACGCAAAATCACATTCACATACTTTAATACAACATCTTCCAATAGGTAAGCAAAAATAATTTGTTATTGGATCACAAATACAACTAAATATATTACCACAATAATTACATATCCGATCACAAGGAACACAACAATAATCATAAATTACATCAAAACAATATTTCCAACATGATTTTTTATTTACATCTATTGTTTGTATAATTGCATTATTATATCTATCAATCTCAATAATGATATTCATTGTTTGTTCTTGAGGTAATTCTTCCATCATATAATATATATTGATTTATCGTATTAATATATATGATAATAAAAAATCAATTTTTTATTGAAAAATTATCTACTGTTTTTCTTTCATCTCTTAAAGCAATATATGAATTTGAATCAATATTTTTGTGATATACATATATAAGTTCGTTGTCAAATATAATATCTACTTCTTTAGAGATTTCATTTTGTTTATTTTTATTATTTTTTATACACGAAAAAAAGTTACCCATAATATCTATATATATTTATATAAATATATTTAGTATATCAAGATAAAGAAAATTGATGTAAAATTTTTTTAACACTGTTTTTCAGATTAAATGTATAAATTATATTATTTTGGTTGAAAGGATTAATTCTAGTATTATTTAATAATTTTTTTATAGTTGATAAAGAGCCATTTATACAAGAACTAATAAATAATTCATTATTTTGAGCTGATGGATCAACACGATCATCGTTTAATAATGTATTAACTATTTTATAACAATTATTATATGAGGCATCGATAATTAATTGATTATTTTGGTCTGCAGGATTTACTCTTGGATCGTTATATAATAATTTAAATAATTTATAATTATCAGACGAGTAAATTATTGATTGATTATTTCGTGCAGCTGGATTAACTCTTGGATCTTTAATTAATTTTTTAACTATATTAATGTGTCCTTTAAAAGATGCATTAATAATTGCTTGGTTATCTTGATCAGCTGGATTTACTTGTGGATGTTTCAGTAAAAGTTTAACTATATTATCTTCACCATAATAAGATGCTTTTATAATAGCCTCATTATTTAAATAAGATGGATTATTATATGGATTTCTAATCAATTTTTGAACTATTTTAATATATCCATGCTTAGATGCATTAATTATAATTAAATTATTTGTCTCGACATTAAAAAAGTTTAAACCTAAAAATTGATAAATAATATCAATCAGAGGCATTATAAAATAATGTCAATATTATATATTTTTAAACAAAACTCAAATATATTTTTTAATATTAAACAATAATTTATATTTTTTTATAAAATTTTTTTTTGAAACAACAACTAATTTTTTTAAAAAAATTAGTTAAAGAAAAACAACTTGACTTATTGTCTTTAGATGAAACAATATAATTAGCATCATGAACTATATATTTATCTAAAGAAGATTTACGATATCGTTTATCATTATCCATATATAATATTATATAGATATTTTTGATCAATATTTTTTATTGAAAAAGGATTATTATTAGGTTTAATGAGACTAATAATATTGTTTATATATGATTTAACATGAGGCGAAATATAAAATGGATCCATATTTTCGATATCAATAAGATTATAATTATTTGAAATATTATAGTTTGATCCAAAAGTAAAAAAAATATCATTAGTTTCTTCCATAATATATATGTATATTATATAATTTATGTTTTATATAATAAAAAATTAGAAATTAAATGGATTAAAACATGGTTGCATTGGCTGTATAATTTGAATTGGTTGCATTGGTAGTATAGGATGCATATGATGAATAGGATAGACTGTATTAAAAGATGGATTAATTGGATTAACGAAAGTATTGGGCATAATAGGGTTCATAATAAAATTTGGTTGAAATATGAGAGGTGGTGTGACGATATTTTGATTTTGATAATATGTACCAGTTAAAGGATCAAAGTTCATTATAATATAATAATATATAAGACTATATATAAATTTTTAAGTATATGAAAAATAAAAATAATATAAAGTATTATAAATTAAGTATATTAAATGGATGAATTAAAAGAGATAGGACATCGTAGTGGATGTTGGTACAAACATATTAAAGAAGAAGACAATGATTATGTATTGTGCAGAACCGGAATGACTCATATTAGTTTCAAGATAGATATAAAAAATATGGAAAAGAATGAAAAAGAGATGAGAGAAGATGTAGAGAATTATATAGAATTACATAAAAAGATAAATAGAAAGAAGGATAAAGATTATCAACAAGTATGGAACAAATTAGGATATTGTGGAACGATGTTTTTGGATTGGTTAGATGAAGCAAAAAAACATTTATTCGATAATAGAGATGATAAAATGGTAATGCAAATATATATAGATGGAATAAAACTAATAAAAGAAGCTTTAGAATATGATTAGATTAGATGTTATACATATGAATTGTTATTTGTTAAAAATATGCGAAACAATTTAATAAAAAAAAATAAAATAAAAATAAAATTATTTATTTTTATTTTATAAATGATTGATATGGAAGAACAATTATTAGACAACATAAAAAAAAATATTAATGAATATTTAAAACCATTTACTTTTAATAAAAAAATATTAGATGAGATGGAAGATGTATATTTAAAAAATGAGAAATATAATTTGGCTATTTTAAAGGTAATAGTAAAGGACAATCAATTTGAATATGTGAGGAGTCCAAATACATCAAAAAGAGTAAATTTAATGATGGAATTATTTAAAAAACTTCATGATTACACAATAAAAAATAAAAAAAAAGTGTCAGATTGTATTATATATTTGTACATAGCAAATGTATATACATATGAATATCAAAATCTCCCTTTTTTTGTTTTAGCAAGACCTAAAAATAGGAATGGTATTATTATTCCGGATGAAACATTTATAGGATATGATGTTAAAGGGAGTATATTAAATTGGGATGAGATGAAAGATATAATAAAGTCACATTGTGGAATGGAACGATATGATAAAATAAATAAATTATATTACAGAGGTCCAAACGCAGGTGCAGATAAACATAATCTCAGAAAATTGATAGAGAAAGAACGAAAATTAAATACATTTTATGATATAACAGTTGGATCTTATGCTATACCAATTTATGAGTCTTGTAAATATAAATATTTAATCAATTTACCAGGGGATCAACCATGGTCTGCGAGATATAAATACTTTATGTTAATGAAGTCATTAATGATACATGTTGATTTAAAACAACATTTTGAATTTTTTGAAAATGATGTATGGATAACATTTTTTGGTCCATTATTCCAAGATAAAATTGATAATATTGATTTAATATATGATTGGTATGAAAATGATGCAGAAAAAAATAAAAAAAATTTAACTAAACTTATTAATGAGATCAGAGAAACATATACTTATTATGAAGATAATCCGGAACAATATGATGAAATAGTCAAAAATGCATACAATAAAGTTAATGCTATCACTCTTGATCTAGTTTATGAATCGATGTTATTGCTTATAAATGAATATGCCTCCAGATTTAAGAATTAATTAGACATTATTTTTGGTTTTCTTCTTTTTTTGGCTTGAACTTCTACTATTTCTATATTATTATTATTATCATTATTATTGATAATAATTTTATTTGGCTTGGTCTCTTTTGACATTTCTGGACAAGGGACCCAAGAGGATAAATCGATATTAAAAATTAATGAATTACTATTATGTCTACATATATTGAGACTGTGAGATATGTGATTTTTTACTTGTTTCATATGTGTAATCAAAAAAACTGTTGAATAATATTGTTTCAAAAATGTAAACAATTCTTCTATTGATGCCATTCTACCTGCATCTAAAACACTTATTGATTCATCTAAAAAGATAATATTAGATTTAGGAATAACTGATATCTGAGCTATGATAATCTTAAATACTAAGTCGAGCATAAATGATTCCATCCCACTAATAGTATGAATAATATTATTTTTAGATAATATAGATAGTTCAATCATATCACCATTCAACTGCATGTTTATTGTTTTGTTAATAAATGGCTCTAATATACCATTTACCTTATTTGTTATTGTCTGTAATGACTCTGAAAGTAAAAATAATTGAACTCCGTCACGACTTGTAAGCTTATTCAATAATTCATAAATATTCAATTCAGTTTTGACAGAGTCAAGTTCATTATTTGTTTTTTCAATGTCAGTAATTAATTTTAATAAATTATTTCGTTTGACCTCTAAATTACTCTTTGAATTAAGTAATTCTTTATTTTCAATTTTATTGGTTTTAATATTTTCTTTCAAATTAATTATTTCTAAATTAATACAATTATTTAGTTCAATATGTTCCTTTACAGAATGCCACATTTTGATTTGATTAGATGTTAATTCAAGATCATTACAATATCTACTAATATTGTTTTCAATCTCAATAATTTCATTACCATAGTTCGATATCATTGAACTATGTTTTGTATTTGATACTAAAACATTCTGTAAATTTATAAAATTATTGACAATTTTATTATTTGGATCTGTTAATTCATCTAATTCTATTTTTAATTTATTAATAATATCATCAATATTATTTATATCAATTAATGTCTTGTTATTTAATTTAATAGTTTCCAAATTAATTGTGTATTCTTTAATTTCATCTTTATTATTTCGTATATCTTCATTAATAAGATCTAATAATGTTTTAATATCTGATACATCATTAATTTCAATATCATACAAATCACTTTTAATGCCATCAATATCATCATATAAATTTTCAATATTATCTTGTATTTTATTATTATGTTGTAACATATGTTTTGTATTGTTATATACATCTATTTTTGTATTAATATTTAAAATTTTTTCATTAATAGAATTAATTAATAAATCATTATCACTAAGTAGTTTATTACAAGATGTTAATTTTTCATTAAAATTAATAAAATCATATTGTTGTAAATTATATATATTATAGATTGTTTCAACCGACTGTTTTGATAAACTTGAATTAACAGTTATATTATCATACTCTTGTCTCAGTTCGTCTATTTTTTTGTTATTTTTATTAATTTGTTCTTGTTTTTCATTATTAGAATTAATAATTGAGATATTATTAAGAATATCATCTAATTTAACAGTCAAATCATTTGAAATTTTTTCACATAATTCAAAATAAGTCTTAATTTTTTTGATTGTTTCATGTGTATTTTTAATATTGTCTAACTTACTATTAATCATATTAATCTTATTATGCATTTTAATATCAGCAATTATATTATTATAAAGTTTTATTTTTTCATCATATTCTTTATCTAAAATAATTATTTCATTATATTTTTTAATAATAGTATTATCATCATTTTTATCTAAAATAACATCAAAAGAACTTTTAATTATATTAACATTATTTTTAATATTGGCTCTATCAATAGTAGATTTATTAATTAAAAGATTTATTTCATCTAATGATTCATATATTAATGAAGCACTATCAGCTCTCATTTTTTGATATATTGTTATAATGTTAGATCTATTATTTCGATAATTCTGTATTATTTCGTCTTTAAAATATTGTTCTAATATATTTTTATGATATAAATTATCATCAAGACTATATTTATTATTATTCAATAAATTCCATAATGATTTAGATTGATTATTGATTAATTCATAATCATCATTTAATTTATCTAAATAATCAGATCTAAAATCTATTTTATAGTTTTCATCAATTAAAAACACATTTTCATATTGTCTATATAAATTTTTAATATCATTATGATTGTCATTTAATAGAGACAATATTTGTACTTGATTTGCCAATAACATGTCTAATTTAATATTAGGATCGATATATGTTAAATTGATTTGTTGTTTAATCATAAGATTGTTGATGCATTCCATAATTTTTGTCTGTTTATTTTTTTTGAATTCAATAAAATCATTATATTCTCTAATAATAAGATCACGATATGGAATAAGATCTAATTTTTTAACATCATTATTTATAATAGATATGTCATCAAAAATTTTGTCTCTGATATCGGTATATTTTTTCATTTGTTGATTTAGTTCATTCAAATTATTAATTTCTAATATTAATTGATTATCGTCATTAATTTGTTCGCGTTGAGTAAAAACTCCAACAGAGTTTAAATTGGATGAACTATCATCAATTACAAACATTTTTTTGATATATTCATTAATTGAATCATATATAGAAGAGACCTCATTGAGTAAACCACACAATTTATTATTATTATTATTAGAGACGATTAGTTTTTCATTTAAGTCTTCTTCTCTAAAATTTGAAACATTATATAATTTTAATTTTTGTTTTTCATTGAAATAATAATTAATTTTATGCATGATATCGTCTTGTGATTTTTTCAATTTATTATTATATTCTTCAAATTTATGAATGATTTCATTTTGATTTACAATTTCAATAATCAATGATTTTAATTTTACAATATTATCATTTAAATCTAATATTTTATTACGACCATTTATTATTTTTTGATTTGTATCATCATATATATTATTTAGATTTGAAATATCAACATTATTAATATCATCATTGATAGGGATTAATTTGGATGATAATGTCTGTATGCATTCATAATTTGAACTAATATTTGTTTCAGTCAAGGATAATTTATTTTCACAATTTATAATTTGTTGATCAATATCATTTAATTCATTATTTAGATCAGTAATAGATCTAAGATTATTA